TTTTTCGGCTTATACAAATACTGGAATACAAAGTGGTATTGATGATTTTAAAGTATCGTTAAAATATGTTCCTGAAACATTAATTAGAGGTGATAAAGGTTTTGATAAGGCAAATCCGAAAAGGGATTTAAAAGTTATCCCTTGGAGTGTGTATGTTGAAACTACCGATAGTCAATTTGTATACCCGCTTCCATCAATGGGAAGTATTATGAATCAGGCGTACAATGAATGTTTTAGTGGTAAAACTATGAATATTGAGTTAATGAGTAACACCTCATTATATAACGGTACTGTGAGAAATTTTTGGGCATTACCGACTTATGGTTATTTTGATAATAGTAAAGTTTTCAAAAATAACCCAAAAGAATATCTTAAAGAAATGAAAGTCGGAAAACCCGATACTTCAAATGAAAAAACGGTACAAGAAAATTTTGGTATTAAAGGAGATAGTTCCAAATACGCTGACATTAGTGAATTGTTTTCTGTTTTTGAAAAAGACATTTTGGATTTATTTGAAGAGAAATTTTTAAATTTTAGTAAATCAATGTATGACATTAATACCGAAGTTGATTATGGTTTAAATTTTCAAAAATTAATGGTTGAGATGATGAAGATACCAAAACCTACAGGTACAACATCAAATGATATTGTTAATGATGTTCAAACAAAACAATTAAATAATATTAATCAAAATTTAACTAAGTTTATTGAAACATCAATGTATGTTAAATATGGTAACCCTGGTAACTATGACAGAAAATTATTTTTAAGTTTTTCTAATTACCAAATAACTGACCCATATGAATGGACTAAATATCAATCAATAACGCCAAATGCTTTACCAACTAATAACGGTGGTGTTACATTATCAACTTCAAAAACTAATTACCCAAATGAGTGGAAAGCGTTAGAAACTTATATTGGGTTTTCAGAGATTAATAAATTAAAATATTCAAACAACGGTTCTTATATAACGGATTTCTTTGTTGATATGAATGTTGCGTTTACTGTGGACAATATTAAAACATATTCCCCGATTATAAAAATATATGCTACTCAGAAATTACAAGATTATGTTGATAGTGCTATTATACCGTCAAATGAACCAAATGTTAATTCATACGCTATATTAACTGACGGTAATAAAATAGAATTATTACCTACGACTAATAATAGATTAACGCCTGTATTGTATGACCCAAATAAACAACTACTATATGCTGGACCTTCAAGAGTTATGTTTTTGTATAGTGAGGAAGAATTATTTGAAGATACAATTACTGATTATTATGGTCCATTTGGGTTACAAGACAACCCTATAGTGACAAAATATATAAGACCTAAAGGTTTAAAATTGGATGTACCATTTAAATCAAATTTTAACATGCAAAATTTTAAAGGGTTGGTTGATGAGTATATAGATACTTTAAGTAATTTTCAAGATAAAGCAATGAATAATTTAATGTTACGTTTACAAACTGCTTTACCGTCAATTACTCAGACACCCGAACAAATAACTAATTCTAAGATAACTGATACTATTGGTAAATTAGAACATTGGGAGTGTTTTAAATCGTTAAATGATAAATGGATTGCTGGTTATGAATTTAATAATAAAACATTGTTTGAAGATGTGTTATTATTAGACAGGGCATCAAGAAATATTGGTGATAAAATTTTAGTTGATATCTATAAGTTAAAAACTCGACTTGATAATCTATTTTCGAGTGAACCTACTATTGATATGTTATCATTTGTTGAATCAATTTTAATAGAAAACAATTTTGTTGTGATGAACTTACCGTCATACGTTAATTTTTATAACGTACAAGAAGTAGTTAAAAAACCAACACCAAAATTGGAGGGGACTTTAGAATTTGCTAATAATTTGTTTGGTACATTTTTAAATGTTGATGTTAGACAATCGTCAGCTAAAATGGTTTGTACTTATGCCGGTAAACCTAGTGAGTACTTAGCAATTAAAAATGTTGATTTTAAATTTAGGGACGATGCTTTTGATATTACTAAAGCGTCTGACAATCCGTTATTGGAAGACCAAAAAAATAAAGAAGATTGGGCAACATCAAATAGAGTTGTCGGGTTTAATGTTGATATCGGTCCTGAAAATCAATCAATATTTTTTAATTTTAGTGTTGGCCAAGAATCAGGAACTGCAACTGCGGAATCTCTTGAAGTTGAAAATATGATGGCGAATATGAGTTCAGGTAAAAATTCTGCAACACAAAGTATTTCATTATATAATATCTACAAAAACAGAAGTTATACTTGTACTGTGTCTATGATGGGTAACGCATTAATACAACCTACAATGTATTTTAATTTAAGATACGTCCCAATGTTTTACGGTCCTTATATGATAACCCAAGTAAATCACGTTATAAGTCCAGGTGTTTTTGAAACAACTATTGAAGGTATTAGACAACCAACAGCATCTGTGTTAAAGATTGATGATTTCATCCAAACATTAAAAACAAGTTTATTAAAGTCAGTTATTGAAACTCAAAAAGAATCAAGTCCATCGACAAACCTTGAGAATAGTACAGGTACTAATCAAAACATACAAACACAAACACAATCAACGTTATCTACTCAAAATAAAATTGAAGAATCGGATGCTTGTAAAGAAACATTGTATGAAGATTATAAAAAATACACACCTGTGGATAGTCCTACGGAAACATCAATAACTGTTAAAGATGTTCAAACTAAAGTGGTTTCAAGAATTCTTAATAAGAATATTACTGATGATAATAAATTAAAGTATGTGATATTTGCGTCTTTATATTTGTCATCATATTATGGGTCATCATTTAAAGCGTATGAAAATAATTTCACTAATCTTACATTAATTAGTAAATGGTCTAGTACACCAAGTACGAAATTTTTCTGTAAAACAATGAATTCTGTTTCACAACCATTTATGGTTTTTAAAAGTATTGATGAAAATATTGATTTTTTAATTGAAAGATATAAGGGTAGAATGGTGACGGTTAAAGACAATTCAAAGGAAGAAATTACTAAATTTATTATATTGAATGACTCTAATGACAAACCTGAAACGGTATATAGTCAGATGGATAAAACACAATTATTAAATATTCAAACTAAAGTTGAAGAGTCAATTAAATTGTTTAATCCGACATCAGGTAATGTTAGTTCACCACCACCAAAACTAAATCCGTTAGTTGATGTGTATAAGTATGCTCAAACAACACCACCATTATTTGAAAGTTTAACGATTACAGTCGACCCAAAAATTGATGGTCCAAGAGAAATTTTTAGTATTAACTTTGATTATGAAACTGACGCTAATTGTGCCGCGGGAAGAGGAACGGGACAACAGTTTAATACTAACTTAATCTCAAATAATAAACAACAGGTTATAATTGAGCTTCAAGACTTATTAGATGATTTGGATTGTTCTAACGTACCGTCAAAGGATTCAAAAGGAACTTATAAATTCAAAGTGTCGATTTATACAACCCCTCTTAAACCTGATGGGACAAAAGATAATGCAAGAGCTGATTTTTATAAAAGTTACCCAATAACTTTTACCTTATAATTTTTTCACAGTAAAAGATATTTATTAATAAACTAAAAGTTATGAATACAAAATTAATATTAGATAATTATTTGGGTAAGAATACCAAATATTCTGAAAAGGATGCCGGAAACGGATTTAAACAAGTATGTGATTTAGAAACAGGTGATTGTTATACAATTAGAATGAAAGACGGGCTTATTGAAAGAGTTGACAATACTATGGCAACTAACAGAAGAGTTCAAGTGGAAACACATAATGGAGTTAAACAATTATTAAACGGGTAAAAATGAGCGTAGATAAAAAAATATTAGAAGAGATTACACGATTTAATTCGATTAATAGATATATTAACGAACAAGAATTACCTCCACCACCTGTGGAAGACCCATTAGCGGCGGCACCACCTGCGGACCCATTAGCGGCAGGAGCACCACCTGCGGACCCATTAGCGGCAGGAGCACCACCAGCACCCGCAGCACCAACAGGTGATGTACCTCAACCTGTAGATATTGAAAATGACCCTGATGTTGAAAAAGTTGGTGACGATGAAAAAAGTGATAATAAAAAAGAATTAGACGTTACTGAATTAGTTAATAGTCAAAAGAATGTTGAGGAAAAACAAGAAGAGTACTTCCAACAATTATTTTCTCACTTAGAAAATTTGGAAAGTAAATTAGGTGAGATGGATAATATCGTTAATCAATTAAATAGTTTAGAGGCTAAAGTTGAAAAATATAGACAAAAATCACCTGAAGAAAAAATGGAACTTAGAACTTTAGATTCTGGACCATTTAATCAAAAATTATCTCAATATTTTGAAGATAAAGAAGAGGATTTTGAAAAATTAGGTAGAGATGAATATATCTTAACTAAAGATGATGTTGAAGATTTTTCACCTAAAGAAATACAAAAAACATTTAGTGATTTTACCGGTGACGGTGAAGAGGATAATGTTTTTAAAACAAAATACTAATCTATAAGTAAGAGAAAAAACTTGTTATAAAAAAACAAGTTTTTTTTCCCTTACGATTTGACAATACAATATGGCGGACTTATAATTAGATAAACAAATAAAATAAATTAAAATTTATGGCGACAAACAGTTTAGATGCGGTGTTAGCTCAGTACGAGAAAGCACAACAAACGGGTAACTTTACCCCAAAAATGTCTCAAGAAGAGAGAATGAAAAGATACTTTGCGGCTATCTTAGGTGATAATGAAAAACAAGGTCAAAAAAGACTTAGAATTCTCCCAACGACAGACGGTTCCTCACCTTTTAAAGAGGCAATGTTTCACGAAATGTTGATTGATGGTAAGTATATTAAATTATACGACCCAGCGATGGATAATGAACGTTCACCGTTAAATGAGGTGTATGAAGAATTATTAATTGAAGGTGATAAAAAATTGGCTTCAGAATATAAATCTCGTAAGTTCTACATCGTTAAAGTTATTGACCGTGATAACGAACAAGATGGTCCTAAATTCTGGCGTTTTAAACACAACTATAAAAATGAAGGGATTTTAGATAAAATCATTCCTATTTGGAGAAATAAGGGTGATGTTACTGATTCTGAAAAAGGTCGTGATTTAATCCTTGAATTGGCTAAAGCTAAAACTCCTAAAGGTAAAGAGTACACTGTTATTCAAACAATTATGTATGATGACCCAGCTCCTTTACACGAAGATGAGGAAACTAAAAAATCTTGGGCTAACGATGAGTTAACTTGGAGAGACGTTTACTCTAAAAAACCTGTTGAGTATCTTGAAGCAATCGCTCGTGGAGAAACTCCAAAATGGAATACTGAATTGGGTAAATACACTTACGGTGACTCAACTGAAAGTGAAGAATCATTTGGTGGTTCTAAAGCTAAAACTGAAGTTTATGCTGACCCACAAGTTAATGATGAAATCGACGAAGATTTACCATTCTAACCTAACCTATAGATAGGTAGTGATTTACAAAGTCACTACCTTTTTTTATCTTTTATTTAAAAACACAATATATGGCAGTAAAGAAAAAGGATTTCTCTTTAGATTCGATTAAAGGGAAGTTTTCAACGAAAACAAAGTATAAAGCTGATAGTTTTTATGATTGTGGTGAAGAGTTTGCCGACGCTTGTGGTCTACCTGGTCCAAGTAAAGGACATATCAATATGTTCTTAGGTCACTCTAACTCATCTAAAACTACCGCAATGATTTTGGCAGCGGCAAACGCACAAAAACAAGGTGACTTACCTGTTTTCATTATCACTGAAAGGAAATGGAATTGGGAACACGCAGTTGAATTAGGTCTTCAGGCTGAACAAAACTCAGAAGGTGAATGGGATGGTAACTTTATCTTCAACGATAGTTTTGATTACATTGAACAAGCAACAGATTTTATTAATCAAATATTGGACGCTCAAGATAAAGGTGAAATTCCTTACAACATTTTATTCTTATGGGATTCTGTTGGTTCAATACCTTGTAAAATGACATTTGACGGTAAAGGTGGTAAACAACATAACGCCGCGACTTTTGCTGATAAAATTGGTATGGGTATTTCTGCGAGAATATCTAAAACTAAAAAAGAGGATGTTCCATATTGGGCAAGTATGGTTGTAATTAATCAACCTTGGGTTGAATTACCTGACAACCCATTTGGTCAACCTGAGATTAAAGCAAAAGGTGGTGAGGCGATTTGGTTAGCATCTTCATTAGTGTTCTTATTTGGTAATCAAAAGAAAGCCGGTATCAATCATATTACCGCAACTAAAAACGGTAGAACAGTTGTTTATGCGACAAGAACAAAAATCTCAATATTGAAGAACCACGTAAATGGATTATCATATAAAGATGGTAAGATATTAGCGGTTCCTCAAGGTTATATCAAAGATGATAAATCTGCGATTGAGAAATACAAAAAAGAATTTTCCGATTATTGGAATAAGAAATTAGGTGGTGAGGGTGACTTTAAACTTAGTGAAGTATTTGTCCCAACAGAGGAAGAAGAATTCGAAGATTGATTGTAGAACCATTTAATGGTAAAAAATGACTAAAACCTTATTGGTTGATGGAAACAACCTAATTAAAATTGGTGTTCACGGGGTGAAAGATTTCTTTCACTCCGGAAAACACATAGGTGGTGTGTGGCACTTTA